GTGCCCATAGAGCACTGAGGTCTTTTCGTTAGCCAAGTACATGTGTGCGGTAGAGCCGTTGCTCTTCACACGGGTACCGTGGATTACTTTCAACTTTTGGTTGATCCAATAGTATCCAGCAGGGTACCCCGGGACGTACTTAATGTTAAAGTCATCAAAACGACACAAGAATGGGACTGACAAAACAGGCCAATTTTCAGGGGTATCTCCACGACGTAGTCCAAAAGAAGCCTTTGCGTTATCTAGCGTGTAGTTAACAAGGCGCTCTTCATGGTTACCTGCGAGCCAAACAATCTCAGCATCAGGGGCAGTAGCCCGAAGACGAGCCATCAAGATGGTTGCGTAGTCAATTGCCTTTTGAGTAGTCAGTGCGTAAGCAGGACTAAGGCGGTATTTGCCAAATTCAGCAAAGTCAAGGTTGTCACCATGCATGACTATTTTTGCTGGCTTTAGATCTTTAATCATTGCTACACAGATATCAATAGCCGCTTCATCATGGATGGCTTCTAATTCACCTGCCGCATTACGGAAATAACCGATCTGCATGTCAGGTAGGACTACAGCAGTATTCCATTCTGTTTTCTTCGGTGCTTTAATTACGTTACTCGTCGGTAACTTAACTGCTGGACCTTGATGTACTGGGTCCCATTCAGGACCTTCAGCCCATTTAGGGGAAAACTGAATAGCGGAGAGGTCGTGAATAGTTGCTTCACCCTCTTTGTCTTTTGTTAAAGACTGATAGATACTTACTCGTTTTACAGAACCAATCTCATTGATGTCAATGTTTTGACGATCTAAAATTTCAACAAGACGACCAAGCGCTTGAGATTTAGATTCTGGCGGTCCTTTTTTTAACTCACTTGATAATTCGCCCACAGGAACACTCCTTGTTTACATGTCGTTGAACGCTACTTACACTTATGTCATGACCAACACTTCTTAAAATCTTTGCTAACCATGAAGTGCTGTATTGCTTAGATTTTCCCATGCTTACGTCATTACGAATAAGCGAAACAGACTCTTCAATATTGATCTTGTCTTCATCATCAAGAGCGTTAAAAACCTGCATAAACTTACAAGCGTTTGCACCTGCTGGATTTCTAGGCGCTTTTAAAGCGTCTGAAAGTGCACTCATGTCGGCTCCTTGTGGTAGTTGTTTATCTGTTCACAAACACTATCACAATGTTAACAACATTGTATTCAACTATGCAAGCGTTATTTCTTCAGATGCCAATCAATATGATCGTCTAAACGCTCTGCTACTTTGTCTACGCCAGTCTGCACATTATCTAATTTACGCATAACAGCACCGTGGTCTCTGTTGTTACTTTCCCGCATACCACGGAATTCTTTAATGGCTAACCCGCCAAGACCACCAATGGTCGTGATTACGGCGACAACGATAGTAGCGAGTGCAGGGTCCATTACTCTCCACGGAAAGAAGAGGTGCGTCCCTTGCGAGGCGATAATGAAATTGGGGTAGAAGAAGGTTCAACAGGTGCGCTACCATCCCCTTTCCATTCTCCATGTCGTTGAAATTTGGCAACTTGACGAGAAGGGTCTACTTCACGAATAAAAGTAGTGTCAACTACCGCTTTCTTCCCAGTTTCCTTATCTGCAACTTTCTTACCACCTAAGTAAAGAAGCCCTCCTTCAATTCCAGATAAGTCTCTGTCTGTGTTTCTAGTGTCAGAAAGGTCACCTAAAGACCTACCATCACTAGTTAGTAGTGGAGGTATTTTTACTGTTTTTCCATAATTGTCAACAAAGATACCCGTGTGTGACTCAGGATCTGTACTGTACCGTGCTTTAGGAGATCTGCTGACAGGGACTGCAACCGCTCTGCCTTGTTCTTCTGAAGATTGACGCACCCGATCAGCAGTTGTTTCTTCAGTTGCACTGGTTACAATTGTAGTGTTTGGATGGTTTGGTTCATAAAACTCAGAACGTGGAATAACACCACGACTATGCGTTTTGCTGTATTCTACTTTTGCAATGTCAGGGTTTGGATGAAAAGATGCTTCGGAACCTTGGAACATGTCAAACATTCCTTCGTGTGTTCCACCTGTTCTAATCAATGTTTCTAAATGGTTTTGAATGTTGTAAGCATGAAACATATTGGCTTCATGGGTCATTACCCCCCAATACATGGCTGGATTTTTAAAACCAAATGAAGTGCGTGCTTGACGAGCAACGTGTGCGTTAGGAAAAGACATACGCCCGGACTCTGCCAAACATGCAGCACTACAACCTTTAGTTGCGTACCCACACGTATTGCAGCCACCGCCATGTACGTTATGGGGTTCTAGATAAGAAGTAATTTGGTTAATATTTTCAATACGTGGAATGCCAGAAGTCCTGTTTGCCGCCATCTTGGCGCTTTCCGTAGTAAAAATACTAGGGTTAGGTCCGCCCCTATACGTTGTACCATTATGTTCTAAAACAGTATTTTGGGAAATGTTAGAAAAAGTTGCTTTTGCTTCTTCAAGACCACCTTTAGGGTCTGAGTAATACGCCACTTCTTCTGGGGTAACTTTTGCTAACCCTTGCTGAAATCTTGTTAGTTTTAATCCCCAAGGATTAGAAAAGTCTCGTGGGTTAAAGTACTGAGCCATTACTTAAATCACTTTCTACAAGAATCATGTCCATCATTGAAGCACTTACGACGCAAGTACTTATTGGCAAAGCCTGCAAACACTGGTGCAATGGGCAACCCAGATTGGGTAGTAGTGAGGGGAGCGTCGCCGCTCCCCTCTCCGCCTGCACTGGCGTCTACTGAACCGCTGCCGCCTTCTGTGGATGAAGCGGCGGAATCCATTTAGTCGCTAACGACCGTGGCATTCATGCGGTTGGTGTGTGTGCCCGGGTTGAAGGCACGCTCAAACTGTGGCATTCCGTCGCCAGCCATTGCGCCTTGAACGAAGTCAGACAATACAGTTGGGGCTTCAATCCAAGATGCGGAACCTACGTGAGCACGCTCACGCATGGTGTCCATAGGGTGTTTGAAAACACCTTCAGGGTTGTTGTGGTTCATGCGACCGGGAGCCGATGAGGTGTCAAAATAAGCGCCACGGGCAAAGTCATTTGGAACGTCGGTGTCAGTTGCGACACCTTCCTCAAAACGAAGCGGTCCCTTGTTCATCGGGATGCTAGGTGCATAGGTACGTTCAAAGACGTTTGGTGAACGCTCTGGGAACATTGGTGCGGGTGCTACATTCACTTATTTCCTCCAAATGGGGGGTTTGATACTACGTACTAGATTACCACTTTTAACGACTGAAAAATGGATTGTTTGCTACTTGCACTGTCGGCAGTGTTTCATAAATGGTCATGGCGCATGCGATAGCAAGAGAATCGGGGTAGTCATCAAAGGCTCCCTTTTCATTTGGGGCTTCTGCCAACATAAAAGGACCTTTATAAACCTTCTCAAGGTCTCCCATTTGTTGCGTAAACCGTTTCCAAGATTTAACTCTCTTAGCCTTAGAGTGGGCTGGAATGACTAATTGGTCTCTCTGAATCAATTCGGTAAGATGTACCCAACGCTCGTGCTGTGCCCGAGAATCAGAAGAAACCCCGATGACTTCAATGTTAGGGAGAAGTAATTGGAGACGTTCCGCCACAGCCCCACCAACACCTTGGGAGTCAACTCCAATGCGTAGGCAGTCGTAGTTTCTCAAGAAGTCAATGATCTGAAAGTATTGAGATTCCCATTCCTCGTTGTTAATTTCCAACCAGTTAAGAATGCGGTGTTCATAGAAACCAAATGGATCTGGATGATCCCAGTCAACCCACAGAACAGTAACCACCGTGGAGTCAGTAGATCGGGCAACGTCAATACCGACTACAACAGGGGTGCGCCACCAACTTCTTACGAGTGGCATCTGTATGTCAAATAAACGCTCTAAGCGTTCTTCGGTTACAAACATTCCTCGTTCCAACATGAACCTGTTGCAGTAGGACATTTGGAATTCTTCGGAGTCTTCACCAATGCGTAGTTTTTCTTTAGAAATAAACTTGGCATAGTTAGGGTTGTATTTAGCCGCAACCCTCCAGTCGTACTCAAAATGGCATTGGCGTACTTTGCGTCCACCGTTTACTTCACGCCTTTTGTTGTACTGGATCATTTTATAGAAGTAGGACTTCTGGCGGTTAGCCGTACCTGTGAGGCAGATAGAACCGTTGTTAAACGCCAACATCGGTTTGATTGACTTAGTGATCATGAACTCGTCGGCTTCTTGAGCCTCGTCAATAAGGACAAAATGATAAGTCTTAGATTCAATCTTTGCTTTGGGGTTACAAGTCTGCATACGGCAAAGTGACCCAGAGTTCTTCAAGGTAATGATGCGACCTTTTCCTCGTGACCCACCAGACATCGCCTTGTCGTCAATCTCAGGGTCAAGCAAAAAGTCCATTGCATGGTCGCTAGTTAACTTGCTTACGATACGTCCAAACACAGTGTCTGCTTGGTCTTCTACGGGAGCAAAAACGCCAACCCAGAATCCTTTTTCAAACTTACCAAGCCACGTTGGATAAACCTTGGCAAGTTTGGGAAGGAGCACCATCATGGCAGAAAGCACGTTAGACAGTACTTCCGATTTACCTGACTGGCGTGTAGCAATCACTGTCATTTCATCGCCGTCACCAAGAATCACTGATTCAATTAAACGGTACGCAATAGGTAACTGGTAAGGGAAGAATTTAGTGTCAGTAAAGGCTTCGGTGAATATGACTCCCCGTTTTACTAACTCATCTAAAAACTCTGCCGACGTATCGTCAAGTTCTGTGAATTCGTCTTCGGGGATTAGGTTTTCTTCTAGTTCTTCATCTGTAAGCACATCTCTATCATACAAAAGTAAATGCCCCCGGTGTTAAACCGAGGGCATTTACAAACTCTTGGGGAGGAGGTCACACGGAAAGGGGGAACGTGATGAACCCAAGAGTTAGAACAATGTTAGTTGATTTTCACTAGGTATGGTGGGCATATGGTGATCTTTTAGGAACTCTAAAGCCTCTTCTAAAACACAGAAAATGTCATTACTACTGATGACAACTTTACCATGTGCGTCAAGTTCTGCAACTTGTTTGGGGTACCCGTAAACAATATCTGCCATTTCATTCAACATGTTTACTACTGTTTTGCTCACTTTAGTCCTTTTTGTTTTGGCGTGACACGTACTCTAGCCAGAGAGTATTCACAATGTCAACTTGCTCACTAACAAGTTCTAAAGGAGCATCATGGAAACGCCACTGGTCGTAAGCGCCACCAAGAAACATGATGCTGTTGTTTAGCCAATCCAGTAGATCAGCATTTGACATCTTCTGTATGCGAGAAGGAGAAGGGATTGAATCATCTGATTTCTTTTTAAATATCGCCATTACCAGTTGCCAATCTCGTGAGCAGTTGTGTCCAGCATACGCCCACCAACAGCATTTAAGATGCCTTCTTCGTCATTTTTAGGGGCTGTCTTTTTACAAAACCCTATTTGAAAACTATGTTTTCTAAAACGAAATTGAACGCCTTTGCCGGTTCTCCACGGTTTATCAAGTTCATGCATAAACCCAATAGACACTATGGGGGTGCCTTTACGAACGTAGTTACGTGTAATCCAGTACAGATTACCTACAGACTGAACAAGGTTCATTGAATCTTTAAACAAAAACCAAGATCCAACAAGTACTACAACAACTAATATACATATAATGATCATTTACATATCCTGAAAATAAGCCCCTACTTCGTCTGCTGTGGCTTCTGAATATGGGTACTGGTTTAATGCTGCGTTTATAAAAGAACCTTTAGAAGGACTTGAAAAGAATTGCTCGTACACAGTTTGTGGAACAGCAGTGTACTTCCATGGGGTTCCCTTTTTAATAAATCTAACAAAGATCGTACCGTAGTAGTCACCAAGAAACTTACCTTCACCGGGGTTGGTTGGAATATATTTAAAGGCTCTTACACGGCTACTTTCATCTGGTGGATGGTTGTTTCCGGGGAACCAAGGAATTTCAGTTAAAGAGGTAGTGGGGAAGGCTGCTTCTCGCCCTTCACGTATGCGCTCACGTTCCTGCTCAATACGACCAGTACCCGTGTAGGTAGAAGTGCCTCTGAAGTCTTGTATTTTGCTAGGGTTTATGCCCCGTTTACGACTTGCCATTTAGTTATATTAGCAAGTATTAAGCAGGTTTTAATGCTGGTGGCACTTTATCTGCAATGGCATATTGCCAGTGCCATGCTTCAAATTCTGCCGAATTAGGGTCAGATCCTTGAAGGTAGAAACCATACTTAGGAGCGTTTTCACACATCCATCCAAGCATCTTAGGGTGTGCCGAAAGGCTTTCAATCTTGCCCTTGATTTCTACACCAAGGTCAATAGCAAGACCCCATCCGTGGTTTGACTTGCCGGGAGTTGAGCAGGGGGCCATTCCGGGCTTGAGATACCAAGTCACACCTTCGTAGGTACGTGTTACCTGTGGCTTGCGACCTTTGTCTTCTTTGGAATAACGGTCAAGAAACAACTTCAATGCTGGCTCAAGTGGACGGTAGTCACCGATGTTCTTAAGTTCAATGCCAGCGGCTAAAGCAGCGTCGTACAAAGCATTGAAGGATTTAGCGGCGGTAGTCCACATTTGACCACCACACTTTACTTTTGCAAGTAAAGCGGCATCCATTTTACCGTTAGGCACTTTTGCAAGTGAGGGGGGCATGACCAGTTTGATGTAAGGATATTCCATGGACCCAGTTTATCGTAGTTAGAACCAATATGTCATCGCAGTTAGAACCACCAGAAGTGCTTAAGTATTGCTAAGGAAGCAAGCACAATCCAGACTACGTTGAAAAGGATAATGGTAGGAAGGGTTTTCTTAGTGGAAGTCCAAATAAGACTTGCGCTTGAAACAATGGCAAAGATGTAAAGCCACCACCACTGTTTACCAAAGAGAAGACCGGGGAAGATGATGGCAATCTTTGTTGAAAAGCCCCATGCTTCTACGGTATTGACACGGTTCCAATACTTCTTGGAACTCATGGTTTTGACGGCGTTGAATACCTTGTTGTTCATCTTTTGTTCCTTTTTAATAAACGGTTTGTATGTGTCCCCAAGTAGGGAGGATAAATCTTCCATTAAAACAGTTCCTCTAGTGTGTCTTCAAATGACTTTTCTGGGTAGTCAACTGACAACTGTAGTACCCATGCTTTAAAGGCTTCAGAAACCTCTGGGTAGGGGTAAGGTATCTTTTTGTAATCGGAATTACCCTTTAGAAACATTGCAAGATGCATGTCGGGCAAAGCGTCAATCTCATCAATTATTTCTTGGGGCGGATTCAAAATATCAAATACTAATTTTGAATATGTAGCCATTGGGTGGTCAGAATTAAAAGGCTCTTCCACAAGAAATGACCATTCACGGATATTCTTGAATAATTGAAATATTGATTTTGCTACCCACATTGTTGAGGGAGTGGGATCAGATTCAATATCAAACAAATTATTTAACTCTAAGTATCTAATATAGAAATGAGGAACTACCGCTATCGGGTGCTCAAATTTTACAACTTGTGTAACATCTATAATTGCGTCAGAAACAATGGTTGGCACATATAGTGATTGAGAGTGAGACTCGTAAGGGGTGTCATTGGTTGGGAAGACCCCAGTAAACGAAATATTGTCGCATCTCTCACTTTGTCCAACACCAACAGTGTCCCCTTCAACCACAAATATGCATTTTTCAAGCATAAATACACCCAAGTCTCTGGGACCAGAGTTTTTTAACAGCCGTTCTGGGTCAAACATTTTGTAGTTCCTCTATTTTTTTATTAACAACTACCAGATTTTGCACGTTTCTTGCAATTGCTTTTATTGCAACTACTTGTAGGGTAGGGGTGCTCTCGGGGAATTGGGCTTTAAATGTAGATGCATCAAAGTGCTCATCATCTATTGATGCTGGATCAATTCCGACAGTTAGACAGTTTTTCTCAATATCAATACACAATGCTGTTCTTACAGCCACGAGCATGTCTAATTTTTGACTTGCTGTGTTGAGGTTACTTAGTTCCATTCGTGGACCCTCGGCTAGGTAGAAGTCTACTAATTATACTTTTTTTATTTAGGGCAATATCAGCAAGTTCTTTGTCAACCCTGATCCGTTCACGACGATATGGCGCTGCGGTTCCTTCTGCTGGCATCACATGTCCAAACCCAAACCCTTTGTTGGCAACATACTTATAGTATGACTCGTCGGCAAGTATTAATTTGTCTATGTTTGTTTTTCTCTCAAACGGGATTATGTGCACTAAAGGAGTTCCGTACTTGATAGTAAACTCTTTTTCTGAAGTTACATTCAAAACAACATTAGCCGTGTGGTAAAAATCAGTATGAACAACTGCTGCCATTATTGAGTAATTGTTGTTTGGTTCCCAATATGCAGGAAGCATCAAACATGACCAACCCGGTGCTGTCTCAATCTTCCACGGATTAACTATTTTTGGAAATGCTGCTTGTCTTGTACTTTCTGGACGCACTCCAGTAACTGGGCATTCTCCTGTTGATTCATATGGGAATCCCTGCATTGAAGCAATTTTAATGTTGTTTACTTCATACCCAAATTCATCCCCTCGGGTTTCCCACTCCCCATTACCGTCAGGTCTAAATTTAAAGTTTGTCCAAGATGGGAGGGTTACACCAATGTTGAAGAAGTCGTTTATACCGGCGCAACGGCGGAGAGAACCTTCTCCTTTGTGAAGCATTTTAAACCAAGGACGGTGGGTTTCTACGGAGTTTTTGTATGGAGGCATCTCTAAAAGACGGTTGTCAGATGGAGTAATCCTTATTTGTCCGGGTTTTAGTTTTTCTTGCTTTTTCATGCTCACCATTCCCCGTCAATTGTTAAGAGTTTACGTAGGGCTTCAGCGTGGTCTATTAACTCATGGTTATGGCGTTCTTCACGCATTTGAGCAACAGCGTTTTCTGCGTCCCGTCGGATGTTTAGCCTATCCAAAACTCTTGTTGCGGATTCAGTTGAAAAGACATTCTGCCCTTGAGCAACATGTGCTAAATGTGGTGTCATGAATAGTTCCATATGCAAATGAGGAACGTCTGAGCGTGTTGGGGGGCGCTCTGACCACAGGTCAAGTAATTCCTGCAACTCATGGTTTATCGGCATATCAGACATTGCTTTCCAGAAAGGAGTATCTTGTCTATCACTGTAGTAGTGGAGGCGAATCATTGTAAGAATGTTTCTCATTACTTCAGAAAACGACTTATTGAAATGCTTTTGAGATTTTGTATAGGAAGAATCGTATGCTGCCACATACGGAATTAACATTTTTATTTGCTGAATAGTTGAGCCAATACTGGTTGCCTCAAGTGGTTCAACAAAAGAAGAAGCCAAACCAACAGCAGCGCAGTTACCCTTCCATGTTTCATCTAGATACCCAGCATCAAACTTAAAAGACCTAGGATTGGTTATCTTGTAACCAGATTTTTCTTCTGCCTCTTTTACAGCCTGCTCATCAGTTATAAAGTCAGAGCAATATACGTATCCGTTACCCCTGCGTTCCTGCGTAGGTATTTCCCACATCCAGCCGCTGTCCATCGCCATTGCCCGTGTGTATGGGCGAATCTGCCCAGACGGGTCTGATTCAGTTGGGAATGCTATTGCGGAATCACTAAGTAGGTATTTACTAAAAGAGTTCCATTTAGTGTTACCTATTGCATTCATCAGAACACGCTTAAAACCAGAAGCATCTAACCAGAAATCGGCTTCCACGATATTTCCCTCTTCTGTAGATACAGAGGAAATGTTTCCATTTTCATAATTTTGAGAAACTTTAGAGACTTTACCTTCTACAAATTTGATACTACGCTTAAAACATAGATGCGTAAAGTATTCATTTAATTTGAAAGTATCAAAGTGAAACTGGTTTGTTGAGCGATGTAACCCCATAACTCTAATTTGGTTACGAACTAACCCAATACTGGTTGTGTTGTTTGTAAACAGTTTTTCATTTTCTAACATACTTGCGTATGTTGCATGGATTCCCCACCCAAAAATCTCATCAATGCCTCCAACACTGTGGAAGTATCTAGGAGTTTTTTCAGTCCAACCTTCATACCTGATTCCATACTTGTGTGTTGCATTTGAAGCGATAATCATTTCTTCAAGGTCAATGTCACAGTTTTTCATGAACTCAGACCAGTGTTCTGTACTGCCTTCTCCAACCCCTACGATCCCGATTTCAGTAGAAGAAATAACAGTAATTTCAGACATTGGAAATGCTTTACGGAGCAAAAGTGCGGAAATAAGACCAGCAGTGCCAGATCCAACAATTCCAAAAGATAGTTGATGTGTAAAGTTTTTTGTAATCATTTAAACCACGTTACCATTGAATATTTAATACCGCTAGTGACTGGGTGTGCAATGTGTACGTATGGGAAGTTACTAGGAAACAAAATTACCGATCCAGCATCTAAAGAAATAGTTAAATCAAAATTTGGAAATTCCAGTTGACCGCCTTCTTCGGCAGCACCTAAACAAGCAATAGCACTAAACACTCTTGCAGAATCCGGAGAATGGTCATAGTGGGCATGATATTCCGCAAGACCTGAATACTTTAGTAATGAGATAAGTTCATGAGAACCCCCCGGAAGTTGATTTTCCTCTATGTAGTCAGATACAACATCCATAAATGGTTTATGAACGTCATTTCTATAGATGTTAGATAAAGGGTTTGCCGGGTAGGGGGGAAGAAGAGTTGTGAGCATGCACGTTAGTGATGTTCTGTGTTGCCCAATTCTCCCATTACCTACTAGCGAAGAATCCCATGAAAGGTCTTCTCCAAAGTTATCTTCAATGTTTTCTTCTAGTTTTGAAATAAACACAGATGGGTCAAAAACTTCTCTGTATACATTTATACATAAACCGGGTTTTTCTATAATCATGTTACTATGAAATGCCCTTCGCACAAAGTTCCGTGGTGGGGAGTACTAATTGTAAACGAATAGTCACCCCTCTTGATAAATCTATCATGATACTTAACTACGTGGTTTTCTCGCAGTTTAAGTTTTGGTAATATGGTACCCTGTTCACCCATAGATGTTATGTACTTGACAGAGCACAAGGTGTCGTATGGGAAAACAATAAATTCGTTTGTGTAATCAATTGGTTGAATATAGTTAGAAACTACTGTTTTTTTATATTCCAGTTTCCTATATTCAGGTATTGAAAGTACGCAAACTTCCGTTTCTAAAGGCTGATCTTCTACACCAATACGAATCGTCAATTTTGTTTCTTTTGCTAAATCAAGGGCTATTTTTGGTATTTCTTCATTTTCAAGTGCTGAAAATGGAACATATACTATTCTTTTCATGCTCTTATAGTAATACAGTAACCTTTGCTTTAACAATTTCGTAAGACTGGACGAGTTTTCGCAAGCGGGTGACTTCCCCATCCATTCCTTGCATTGATAACGGTTCAAGCGAATCAAGGTCTGTTACCTCAAAAGTGTCAGGGTCAAAACCCATGCGTAGTAAGAGGCTGTAAATTTCGTTGCTCAAAGCAACCGCAGATCCTTGAAGAGCCTGAAGTTTCTGTGCTGATGTGAGGTTGAGTTCCATGATTCTCCTATGTATTAATTAGAATGTAAGCAGAGCCACTTGTTGCAGCCGTAGCGCCAGAGACTAGCGCTCCACCGCTTGTATCGTAAGTAATGGTACCAGATACAGAATCCGTGACCACTAAAATCGCCCCACCACCACCGGGACTTCCCGCTGTTCCTGAAGGAGCGGTGCGTGCAGGTGCGCCTTTGCCAAAAGTGGTTCCATTATTTGCTCCTCCAGCACCCCCTGTCCAGTGCCCGTTTGGTTGAGGATTAGGAGTGGCGGGGTTTGGGTGGTGACCATGGCGAGCCTTATCATGCGAGCCAGTCGTATAATGGTGTGGCCCATGAGCGTGTCCTCCACTAACTTCCATACCCCCACCTTGATTCCCGTGTGCCCCACTTCCAAGGTCATGACCGTTTGCGTGGGTATGTGTGTGACCAACAAGGTTTTGAGCAGCATGGATGTGCCCATCATGCCCACCAGCATGCTGATGATAAACTCGTGATGCAAAATGACCATAAGTATCAGGATGAGAGTGTTGTGCTGCATGGTTTGTTTTAGCGTTAGTATGAATAACACTAGGCCAGTTATGAATATGTGTTAGCGCTCCATGACCATCATTTGAGTGTGGGTGATGGCGACTTCCAGTGTGGTGGTAATGCCCAGAGTTGTAGGGGTGCCCGGGTGCATTTGATGCAGGAAAGTGCCCATATTTACCATGTTGTGCTGGGGTGTGTGCACCGGGTTGGTGTGGGTGTGGGTTGACTATGTGTGCATGAAAATCAGCAAATCGTGCATAACCGTGGTGGTGGCTAGGGATGTGCGTAGGCGCAACAGGGGTGTGTGTAGGGGCGACATGATAGGCAAGGTTTGGCGCTGGTGTTCCGTTAGCGCCGGTAGACCCAGCGGTACCAGTGGTTCCTGCTGTGCCTAAGTTTCCATTATTTCCAGTAGAAATAAACTTGCCACTTCCAACAATTTGTTTTGCGACTACACAAACAACTGCCCCTCCAAACCCCGACGCTCCAGCGGCACCCGGAACACCATCTACCCATCCAGTAACATTTCCCGGAGAAGCATCTGAACCTCTACCTCCGGGGACACCAGTAGTTGTGGCATATGGGTTTGGTTGTGAGTTTACCGAACCTATAGAACCATCTGCACCTGATGCACCTGCTTTATTGGGCCATGTATCAGAGTTAGTTAAGGCAGCAATTGTTGCGCCAGCGGCACCAGCGGCTCCAGCAGATCCTCCACCAATAACAATCATCCCTGAGGTGTGCATAAACAAACCTTTAGACATTGCATTTATGTCTTTATACAAAAATGAAGGAAGAGCAGTTATGGAACTACCGCCCCCTTGCCCACCAGCCCTGTACGTAATAGCGCCAGTTGAATGTCCAGAGATTGTTTGCCCAGAAACATTTGATGCAGCAGGACCAACAACTCCTCCAGAAACAGAACCAACACCTATGTAACCATTTAACGTAAGAGTATTTTTAACAAATATTCTAAAACCATTTGTGTTTAAAACAACTCCTGAGTTAACCGTCAAATTGTTGTAGTACATATCTGAAGTTATTGTTGTGTCTACTGTTACTACTCCCTCACCGTCTACCCCTGCCCCATAGATAGCGTCATTGGCAGCACGGGCAACACTTGGTTCATATCTAGATATAGCCATGTTTTACACCTGTTGAATATAAATTGAGGTTCCTGCGTTTGCGCCTGTTACATCAGTAGAGATGGATGCAGGAAGTGCACTAGCGGATGATACAACAATGATGACACCACCTCCGCCGGGAGATGTTGCGGGTGCTTTGATGTACCCAGTTCCAGAAGATGGTCCAGAAATGTAACGAGCAGCAACGATTACTACCCCTCCACCAGCCTGAGTAGTTCCTCCAGCACCGCCACGCAAAAATGTGGGTCCACCAGAAGCGGTTATTGAATAACCAGTAACTGCTTGCTGTGCAACTCTAAAGTACTTGGTTCCGCCCTGAGCGGCGGTTGGGGCTGTTGCCGTGTATGTGGCTGCTGCGCTTCCACCAAGACTGCATGTAACAGATGTTCCTACGCTTCCCGTAGTAGAACCACCTTGCTTGATTGAGCCATCAGTTGCAAACCCTGCAATGTAGCCAATTATGGAGTTAGTTCCCATAAATTTCAATGTGCCTTTAACAAATATTCTGTAACCGTTGGGCGCAAGACGAACGCCAGCGTTGATAGTCAAATCATTAAAATATAGGTCTGATGTCATTGAGTAAACACTTGACGACGGTGCCATGCTTAGAACGGTGGTGGTTCCGTCCAGTACGGCATCGCCATCTGCACCTGTTCCGTACACCGAGTCAACACCTTCGTTGTAGTAAGAAACCCAGTAGTAGCCGTCCCACTGCCAACTTTTAGAGCCAACAGTGTAAACCTGATACTGGTAAGGGGAAGCAGGAAAAGTAATTGCTGGCATTACGGAATTCCAACTACCGTAAGTGACTTATTAACAACTGAAAGCGTTGCCCCCGCTGCTGCAACTTGCATTGTAAAAGTGTTGGAGCCAGCAGTTAACCCAGTCTCCATGTAGGTGTAGGAAACGGTTACGTTATTTCCAAGTGTTGAGGCATTGAAGTAGTTAGTGGCAGATTTGGTTGCAACAGCGACAATAGTTGACGCTCCGGACACCACAACTCCAGCACGGGTGTAACCAGCAATAGAAGATGCAAGTTCGGCGGTAACAGTTATAAGTGCCTTTGTTCCGGTAGATACGGTTACAGTAGGTGCCCCAGTAAGAGTTGTGTAACTAGTTGAACTACTTGTCCTTGTTGTTGTGTCTGATGATGAAACTGGAGTAGTTGTTACCCAAGCAGAACCGTTGTACTGAAGGTTTCTATTTGTGTCAGTCTCGTAGATTGTTTGACCAGTCCACGGCGCAGATGGGCGAGTAGTAGATGTTGCTTGATATGGCGACATTGTGCCGCCACCTAGTTCAACCCATGCTGAGTTGTAGTAGATGTAAGTAGCACCAGTAGTTGTATCAAACCAAAGGTTTCCAGCAGATGGAGATACTGGGGCAGTTGCAGAACTTGTTAGCGGAGCGCCTGCACCAGTAGCACCCGTCGCACCAGTGGCTCCCGTGGGACCCGTGGGACCCGTGGGACCCGTGGGACCAGTCGCACCTACAGCAGCAGCGTTTACCCACGCCGTGCCATTGTATTGCAATATCTGATTAGTGGCAACGCTGGTTATTGTTACGTCTGAAAGATCATCAATAGATCCAACAGTGCTGGCTGTGCCCGGGGCAAACTTGGCTCCGTCAAATTTAAGTACTTGGTTGCTAGTAGCACCAGTTGTGTCTACTTCAATGCCATCAATGAAGAGAGTAGGTACTTTTAGGGTGTCGTCTGTTTTGAGTACGTTCGCTGCGTCACGGTAGAGGTTTACGTCACCAATAGCAGTTCCGTCACCCCATACAAGGCGACCTCCACCTTGAACTTGAAGTCTTGCATAGGCATCTTGGTCTACAAAAATAGTCAACCCGTCAGAGCCAGCAGAAGACAACTGCCTGATTGTAATTGGGGTTATAAATTTCTGTGCCACGACCTCAATCGCTTCCTATGTTGTGACCCCTCAAGGTCTATTTAATTATTAACCTACTACAACGATTGTGTAATCGTTAGCGGAAATAGTACCGTAGAGAACAACGGAGAGAGCATCTGCGTTAGAACGGGTTACATCCCCAATAACGGTTGCACCGGTTGATACTTCGTAAATCTGTACGTTTACATCAGTAGTATTAAAGTTGTGAGTAACTACGGTAGTAGAAACACCTGTGCTAGAGGCAGCACATCCCTGTTTAGCAACACGGGCAAGTGTAGAAGCGCTTGTAGTGACTGCACCAGCAGTTGTTTTAATACCAAGGTTTGTACGAGCATCTGCGGCGGTGGAGGCACCAGTACCACCGTCTGCAACAGCAACATCTGTGCCGTTCCAAACACCAGTGGTAATAGTACCAAGGGTTGTAATAGTGGATTGACCAGCGTAAGTTGAAGCAATATCAATACTGTCGGCATTTGCGGTAATACGATCAGCGGTACCAATAACATCAATAGTGTTACCAGTCTTAGTAAGACCCGCACCAGCCGTAATTTGACCAGCGCCGGAGAATTGGGCAAAAGCAAGCCCAGTTACACCTACGTTAATAGTGCCGTTAGTGGTGAGAACCCAACCGCTGTCTGCGTTAACGGTACCTTCTTCAACAAAAGTAAACGCACCCGGGGTTACTTCTGCGTTGGAATCAAAGTCTGTGGCACGAACTGCGGCACCTGAAGCCTGTACAACATAGATGCCATTTTCCGATGCCGTTCCTTGGTTTTTTACAAGAACACGGTCACCAGCAACAAGGGTTACGTTGGTGTCAAGAGTGTCGCCAGCCTCAAGTTCTGATGCAAGGTTTACCGCAGCGGTAGTAGCGGCACGAACTGACGCTTTTACATCAAGACCAGAACGGGCTGCGTCTACGTACCCTTTAGTAGCGGCATGTCCATCAGCAGTTGGGGTGGCAACAGTGATATTACCGTTTCCGTCACGTTTTGCAAGGGTGTTTATTGTTGCGGCATCTGTGGCACCGTTAAGAAGGTTCCAAAAGGTGCTGGACAACAAACCTGCATTGCTCGTGTCAGCAAGGTTTAAAGTAAGGCTTACTGTGCCATTGGACTCACTAACAGTAAGAGCACTGGCGTAGGTACCACTGGATTGCACAGCGTGGAGCATTTTGCGCCATGCGCTACCTGAGTACACCTTGATGGTGTCTTCAGTGCTGTTATAGATAAGGCGACCTTCAAAGTTACCACTTGATGGGTCGGTAGCCAAAACCTCAAACTTAGCGTTAACCAGTTGGTTCTGGTTGAGGTCAATGTTAGTTAGAAATTTCTGAGCCATTAAGGTTCCTTACGTGAGATAGGCAAATCCGGAGAACGCTGATGTAAAGTTTACTACAACTTGTGTAGTACTTACGTAGTTAACTTCCCCAAAAACCACTGTTTTAGCGCTATCTACAATGGTTACTGAAGGGTAGCCCCCTAAAGCATGGTTAATCGTCCATGCCGTTGAAACAGTCCCTTGGGTATGTATATGGCGGGTAGAAGTAGGGTAAACAAGGTTTAATACTTGGTTTGGGGCAACACCAGTAATAGTGGCACTTGCGTTAGTTGCAGTTGTAACCGTTCCGATAGTAAGAGAGTTTGGAGGTCCGGCGACACCGGGATCACTTACTTCCAGTACCTGTTCTGCTGGTGCAATTACAGTAGATAGGTTTTTCTGTTGAGTAACAGTTATATACCTATTAGGTGTCCTTGTAACTTCTATAGTACTCATACAGGTGGTGCTGAAACCGCTGCCTCAACCACAAGAGTTCCTGACGATATACAATCCCAATCACCTGCTGAGTCTTGTACAAAGAGGTCAAAAGAATAAGAACCTGCGGCTACGTTGTTTGCGTTAGAAATGTGTAATTCTAAGGTGGCACCAGTTGCCGGAGCCAAATAACCACGCTTGCTGGCGGGTGTTAGGGCAATTACAGTGTTTTCAGATGGTTTGGTGGAATACCAGCGCAAGTCTAGAACGGTAGTGCCAGTAGATGTCTTAGCCTGCATAAAGGCACTCTGGACAGAGATAACAACCCCATCTGCGTCTTTCCAAGTAAAGGTACGGCGGTAATCCGTGTATTGCTTGAATCGGATTTCCATAGCCTTTGAGTCCTCCAGTGGGGTTACAGTATCTAGTGCGGTTACACTAATTGTACCTTCAACGACGGGGCGCTGAATCCCTTTTACAGTTGCAAGCACATCGTACTGAAGGTCTCCCAAAGGGAGGTCTTGGGTTTCCTCCGCAGTTAAACTAAGCATAATCCCGTTTTCACGGGTAATTGTCGTAGTGATTTCCATTTTTGCCAGATCACCTGTTTTAATGAAGGAACGGCTGTCCGTAGGCTTTAACATACTGTGCGTACGTCGGTCTTTTAGGATAAGAAGACGCTCAAAAGGAAGACCACGAGTTATGTTGTAATTGACTGTTCTAACGGTGGGAGGCATACTATCTAGTGTACTTCAGTGTTCAGTCATCTTTTTTTACAAGCACTCCACCAATGTGGACAATTAGGGCAGAAACACTGATGGCAAGAGCATAAGACTGTACCTGACCAGATAAAGTAATTAAAACTAGACCTGTACCAGCCAAAGTCCATGCTAAACCATGTAATTCTTTGATTAGTTTCTTAAACATTAATTCCTCATACCAAAACGGCGCTTACGGGACTCAGATGAACCGCTGGTATCACTTCCTCCCCCACCTCCGCCAGACGGGCTTGGAGCCGGTGCTGAAGGGCTGGAAGGGGGCAAAGAAACAGTTGGTGCTACAAATAATACACCCGTTGCGGCTATCAGCGTTTTACGGGTTTTTACGTTGACTTTAGAGTCAACAGGAACGTATGTACCAAAATTCTCACCGAATATGTTAATCTCCGATTCAAAGGCGTTACGGACCGATTCAGGGGCGTCCTGTACCGCTGTGATGAGTTGTTCGGCTTGTTCTGTGGACAATTTACCCGTGTCAATGGCATCAAAGATTTCAGTTGCTTGACTCGTACTTAGAACTGCAAGTACCTCGGAATTAGTAGCAAGAGCCACAGCCTCTTCGTTGTTTACACCACTAGAGATAATGTCTTCAACAGCAGATTGAATTTCATCTTGACTCTTGTCAGTTAGCGTAGTTATTAGAGCCGCTACGGCAGGGTCTACTTGTTCGGGGGTTGGCGCAAGTGTTGTAGTTGGAGTTGCTATAGTAGTGGGGGTTTCAACAACAATGGAGGTAGTAGATGCGACACTTGTGGAAGGCTCTGGGAGCGTTGTTCTTGGTATTGTGCTGGTGGTTGTGGCGGCAGCAGTCGTCGTTGTGG